ATTACGGCAATTGATTTTTTCATTATATTCAGCGGGGCAACGCACAAGCTTGACGCCGTCAATATTATCGACTTTATCTGTCATTGTAGCGGGCGCAGTGTAGACCGTTTCTTTACCGCCGTTGAAATTTTCAAGCGCTTCTTTGATTGTATCTGTAGATTGATTGATTACAGTTTCATTTTCTTTATTTGCGGGAATATCTTTAAAATGCGAATAAGTCCACGAAACACCGCCCCGAACTACCGCACGCTTTAAAGCCTTTAAATACACTTGATCAATCTTGTTTGATCCATGTTTATCAATTGGCTTTAATGCGCAAGTATTAGGACATGTAGAAAAAACATCGCGACCGCCCGCTCTATATGTCGTGGCAATCGCGCCTGTTTTTCTATTTGTTGAATTGTTAATTAATTTGATCATGAGAAGATTATCTCATATTTATGGGAAAAAAGAAAGCGGGAATTAAACCCGCTTTTTAAAAAATCCAAATTCTACCAAACCACGAAAAGCGGTTTTTTTTGTTTTAGGCAAATCAACAACCGTCCGCCTTATAACTTCAAGGACATTAGCCTTTGCGGTCAATTTCATGCCCGTTGATAGTTCAAGCTTTAACCCGTTCAATGCCGTAGACATTTGAAGCCGTTGTATGCCGTGAATGCACAACTCATCAAACTTTGAATTATCTATAATATAATCGCGTGGATTTAAATTTGTCATGATACCTACTTTCTTTTTTGATCTTTGATAAGTATCTCAAATTAATGGGAAAATGTAAAGAAGAATTTAACGGCGGGAGAATTAACCCCCGCCTTTTTTTTGATTAAGCTACAAGCCGTAAGGCTTCACTCATTGCAGTATTTTTAATATTGTCAATACCGTTATTAACAAACGTATTTTTTAAACGGTTATCTGCTGAGTTACGCCCGCCCCTCAAATGATCTTCATTATAAGTTACGCAATTGAACGCCTTCCAAGCGGTGTCTTTTCTTGCGTGATTACCTGTGTTTTGAAGCTTGAACATTTTGCCGTTGCTTTCGATCACATCATGCCAAACACCGTAACAACGTTTTACTTGCGTTAAGTTTGGCGCTTCAAGTGAAGACATAGCTTTATAATCACCCTTTGAAGCTTCAAAAGAATGTAAAGCCTTTGGTGAATAGACCATTAAAAAGTAATTAAGCATTTCACGCTCGCTTAATTGTTTAGTGTCTAACGCTTGCGCCTGTTCTTTGTATTTCTCATTGAACTTTAAAGCCTCATTAACTTTATTAATAACCATAGACTCAACTTGATCGTTGTATTCTACACGGTGAGAAAGCTTAATAAAAAATTGGTCTTTGTCTTTTAAAGCTTGCATAAAAGTATTGGAGCACCAAATATCAATATTCGTTGTATTGATTGAATTGACGTCGCGCCCCGTATGATTGGTATTTAACATTAAATAATTGTTAACTACATCATCACCAATATTAAAACCGCCGTTTGTTTTTGCCAACAAGGTAACACGCTTCCCGCCGTCGTAGTCAAATGCATGCTCAAACTTTACACCCGCAATTCTTGAAAAGTGATCACCCAATTTTGCCATATTTTCATTTTGGTTAACATGATAAGAATTGGTTAAACCGCTAACAAGGACGTCTTCCTCATTGCCTTTTTTTCTCACAAGTGAAAAGAACTTATTACTGTTTTCAAATGTGTTATTAGAGTTTTGAAAAAATACAGGCTTCATTGTTACAGTCCAATCAAGCCCCGCATTATTTAACAATTGTGTTGCGTTGAGATTTTGATCAACGGCGTTGAATTGTTGTAAGCCCTTACCCGACAAATCAAGTATAGATTGCCATTCATAATTTTTTTCTATTTTCATGATTACCTCTTTCTTTTTTGATTATCTTAGTGTCTCAAATTAATGGGAATAAGTCAACTATTAATTTCACGTTGAGATTTTTAATTACTTTTTTCTTCAACTATCTTTTCAACAACTTGATAAAATATACTGTCTATAGTTTCTATACCAAGATCATATTTTTCTACTAAGTTAGAAAAGTCATTCATGGACATTCCTTCTAAATCGTCTTTTACACTTTCTCTTAATTCTTCAAATTTATCATTACTCATAATTACTCCAATCTTGTAGGTAGTTTTAGGTTTAAACACAAGGTTCGCTTCTTTTTACCTTGGCACTACCTTAGCCACGGGGCAGTCCCATAGACGTGTCTATTGTTTGAGGATATGAAACTCAAACTCAATCACGCTTAGCCTGTTTGTCCCTGTTCGATCAAGGAACCTTGCGCATCCTCTACTTGCCACAAGGATTAAGTGATGACCCGCCTGTTGTTCTTGGTTTCTTTACTAACCAAGCAGTGTAGATCGGGAGACACATACCTTGATCGAAATACATCATCTCAAATTAATGGGATAAATGCAATGATCAAAACTGACGCACCAAAGATAACCAATCGTATGGTGCTTTTAAAGTAATTAAACTATTTGATTGAAATCCTTCTAACGCTAACTTTCTCACGTCTGTATTATTAAATAATTTAATTTCTTTAGTCTTCGTATTCTTTACAAGGATAAAGCTTCTACCGTCGTATAATCCTCTATTATAATGCCATGAAATTTGAGTAGGGGACAACCGCACTTTATTAGTCGTTGTAATTTTTAACTCTACCCAAAAATCACGACCGTCGTATAGACCGTTCAAATCTGGAATTCCACCACCGTGTCTATTTTCAATTCTAGTCCATAGAACCTCTGGTGTATTAATTCTTAATTGTTTGTAGAAATTACTCTCACTCATTTTTTCCCCATATAATCAGCTTTTTCGTAATCCTCACTATCAAGATATAACTCCCCCATGATGTCAATTCCCCCTTTTTCGATCAACATCTGTCTTGCTTCTTCTTCTGTTTCTGCCTCTATCTCATAGAAATAAGAACATGGAACACAAAATTGATATATATTTTTAGTTTTACTTTCTACCATAATATACCTTTCTAAAAATTCGCAACGGCGTGGGATTATTTTATCACCCACAAGCTTTCGACTACAGATAGAATGTTCCTCTATGTCTACTTACCACCACCCTTGAGTACCTCAGACATTTGTCCATACTTCATCTTAGGTGTACCTTACGCCTCTGTTGAAACGTTATTCAGTCAGCCGACAATCAACCGTCATCGATTGCCACGAATAAAAACATTATCCCAAATTAACGGGATAATGTAAACTGTCATAACTGTCGCACCTAGTCTTCTTTTGTTAAAGACTTGATCTCTTCAGTTAATTCCTCACGCTTTGTTCTTGCCATATTAATAATTTCTTTAGCAAAATTAAAACATAAAAATTGAACGTCGGTGTGATTTAGAGAATTTGCATTAATGCTTTTATGATCTCCAAAGATCATACACTTCTTTAAAAAGTCTTCAATGCGTTCTAAATCGTATTCCATATTTTCTTTTGCGTCTTGATAATATGAATTTACTTTCGACATTTATTCACCCCCTTTATAATCTTTCTGTTGTTAAAAATTCGTCAAATGAAAATTTATGTATTGCATCTCTCTTACCTACTGTTCTTTCCCATACTTTAATAAATCGTTCTTCTGAAAAACTTGACGTCCAGAATTTATGAAACAACTTTGTGATGTTATCTTGTACAGGTTGTGGTAGTGGTGGATACATATTCGTATTCAAATGAAAATGTAGTGCTCTATGTAAGTCATCTATTGAATAACTATTGTCAACAATGTCTTGTACCGTGCCCCTACCCATTATCTTGACCTCTCAGTGATGACAAAAGGAAAAGAATATTTATCAAAGCCTTTCTCTTCTAACTTATCTAAAAGTTTAATATTAAAACGCCTCAAATCTTCATAAGCTTTTTGTCGTGTTTTCTCAAACCTACCTACCTCTTGTATTGTTACTTTACTTATCATGATAACTCCCTTCTAAAAGTTAATTAAGAACCTCTGTTTGTCTAAGGCTCGTTTGGTGTACAAATAATTGTACCGCTTTTGCATAAATCTATCTAGTCGTTCAGACTGTTCGAAAGATTTAATTTGTTGTTGGTATCTCCATGTAAATCGATTGAGAAAATCCAACTCGTGATCTAAGTCGATCACACGTTTACGTGATTTCATTTTATTACTTTCTTGACATCCCATTATAATGAGATAATATCAAAAGTCAATTAGAAATGATAAAATTTATTTTAGTTTTTAGCTTAGCTATTCTATTAGCATATTGCTCTGATCAAGCTCAATCTCTGTACTATCTACATCTGTTATAGATCTATCTTCAATAACTTCGTACTCACCATTGACAACTAGACCTTCTCGGAGCTCTTTCAATTTAGCTTCGAGCTCGGGTCTAGACATCTTGTCTAAACTTCCCGTTACTACTTCTTTACGATCAATATATAATCCAACGGCTTGGCCTCTACGATATTCAGCATTTATGGCCGCGGCATACTGACCGTTCTCAGCCGCCATATCTCTCAACCGTGCCATTTCTCTCATGTGTTTTGTCACGTCTAATTTAGAAGCTTCCGCATATTCTCTTTGCTTCGTCTCAATTGCTTCCACAACTTTAGGATAGTATCTTGGATTTCTTAAATTACAGGCCGCGGTGGTAGCAGACTTTCCAGAATACCCCGCTTCC